CGGTCTTTTTGACTGGCTTCAGATTGGCCGCTTTCTTCAAGCGATCAAGAGCACTAGGCACAAAAAATGCTGCTGTTGGTTATTAGCTTACACATGAAAAAGCCCCCAACACAAGTCGGGGGCTAAACAATGTTCTTGTTTTATCAAGAACGATCGAAGTCGAAAGTAGGAGCTTCGGTCGGACGGAAGCTGATCTCAACCGCCTGTGCATCGTCTGGGGTGACAGCAAATGATGCAGAGTTGATCACAGCAGGAACCTCAATCGAGGTGCTGGCGGTGTCATCAGGCGATCCAGAGGAAAGGGTCAGATCGGTGTAAAGCTTGAAGTTGGCACCAGCCTGCTTGCGCTGGATCACGTCTTCAATTAGACGAGTAGCAATCGTGGTGTCGTCATCGGTGAGATAAACCGTGGCGGATCCAGTGCCATCGGCAAAGCCGGTGATGAAAGTGCGGAACGGAGCGTTCTGCCCAAGAGTTCCACCGATCGTGGTGGTGTCTAGCTCCTCGCGGGTCACTTCAAAAGACCACTCACGGCAATCACCGACTGACTGGTGCTCAGCAAAGTCGATGGTGAAAGGCGTAGTGCCATCAGTACCATCGCTAGTCAAAGACAGCTCACTACCGCCTGCAGTAGACGCGAAAGTAGCGATGCCGGTTGACGCCGTGTAAGTACGGATGAAAACGTCAGTGCTTGCACTCAGGCCGCCAGGCAGAGTTCCGCCCGTGCCAGTGCCAAAAGACACCTTGTCGTCTACCTGAAAGTTCAGATAAGTGCCGACCATGATGTTGTTGCTGCCGTTAGTCACGTTCGCGGCTTTGAACGTAGACTTGGTGCCAGCAGGCTTGTAATAGA